TATCTCCTATGCCGCAAGTGATATAACCTTTAGCTTCATAATCAATAATCGCATGGTCAATTTTCTTCAATCTAATTAACGCTTCTCTCCACAACGCATCCTGTGTTTTAGCTTGACTAGAATAGTCACGAACGATGTAACCATCAAACTCTCCATTTGCTTTATTAGGTAGGTCTACAAAGAAATTCTGATGACCTTTAACACTGAATATTTCAATCCTATCTTTTGGCGAGTAGTAAAGGATATTACCATCACCATCTTTTTCTTCGTAGTATTTACCTTTTAGAGTGAGAGCCACTTCGTTTGTTTCTTCACCTTTTGGACGTAAAGCTGTACCTAATTCAGATATGCTACCTTTACGTTCTAACTCTTCTAAATTATCAATTTCAGATGTTAAAAGTTCTTGTGGTTCAATAGCCCCCAAGTGCTTATAAACGTTTAGCACTATCTTTTTAGGACGAACTCCATCAAATTCGACTTCTAATTGTGCATCAGCATTATCAAATCCGTTTAATACAAACTGCAACATTTCAACGTTAGTGTGATTAGTTCCCTCAAATTCAAGAGTACGCTTCATATCAGCTATTTCATTGATTCCAATAACAATGCCAGTGTCACTAAATATCTTGCTCATATACCATGAAAACGGCTGTGGTGACGTTGCTTTAATTGGTGGAAATTCTTCTGACACAATATCAATCGTTCCTGAGAAACACGTCAATTTTTTATAATCATCGCTCAAACTATCGTCAGCATCGTAAATTGTAAACCAGTAATTTCTACCAGTTTTATCTGTACACATAATGTAATAGCCTTGTATCCAATGTTCAGCGTTTAAACTGTTAACCGCTACTTCGATATCAAGTGTTTCAAGGATAGAACCGATGTACTTACCGATTAAATAATCATCAGTTTCATACACGTCCAGTGCATTATAATTTCTATCTGTTAGTGTGAAAATCATATATACGCTTCACGTCCTCTCAATGTAATTTTAGGTACTGCAGAAAAATCACTGTACGCTAAATAAAAAGTGCTCTTGCCAGGAGGTGCTGTTATTGTTGTGCTAGCTGGATCTCGATATTGTAAATAATTAACATCGTTAATCTCACAAAAAATATTCTGTCCTTCTTGCCAATATTTCAAAATATCGCCATTACTAAATTTATTAGGAATATCTTGCCAGTACTCAACATTATGTTTCACTAATCTGATAGCTCTTATTAAATTATTTGTGATTGATGGATTAGTCTTGTAAGCTGCTCCATACCATGTAACAAAATGTAGTTCTTTATTTGGATTAGATAACTTAAACTTCTGCATTGTTTTAGTAGATGAATGTCTGAACGTGATATAGTCACCAATTTTTTCAACGATGAATGAATAACGTTCATCACTCATATTTTGATAGTAATCATTTGTATTCATACGTGACCACACGCGCTTACCTTCAACATAGAAAACTAAATCGGACTTTTCTTGAGCTGGATTGTTATCCTCAAATACAACTGAGGCAATGATGTTTCCAGAAGCATCTGCAAAAGAAACTGATTCATGTCCAACTTGTTTATGCTTGTTGGGTCCTCCACCATCAGTATTGAAGTCCATCCTAAAATCACTTCGCCAGTTAATTGGGTACTTACCGTTTTTATCAAGAGGAACAGTTTTCGTTAAAGATGGGCCATGCCAAGAATTACCAGTTCCATAATTGGTCGGTCTAACGAAGCCTAAAGGCTTATCTTTATACTCAACAGTACCAACTTGTTTCCTTTCTGGTGTGACTGGTGGTGTGTAACCATCATTTAATCTCCAACCTCTGTCAATATTAAAGTGATCATCAAATAATAAATCAGACTTATCATAAACATAGCCATCTACCTCTTCTACTGTACCCAACAATACTTTAGTAGACATGTCATCATTCTGAATACCTAAAAAGCCATTATCACTAGAGAATGAAGCTTCTAGCGATAATGACATAAGTTCAGTCCCTTTGTTGTCGATTAAGATATAGTTGTTTGTTCCTTCGTTTGTGTAGACTGATTCATCAATTGAGAATGATGCACCTTTGAATATTTCCCAATTAATTGTGCCTTCTTCTTCTAATATGTCCCCATCACTATTACTCACTTCGGGGAAAGCCCAATAGAATCTATCAGGTTGATCACCGAAAATAAGTTTCTTAGGTTCTCTTACATTTAATATTTTAGAGATACTTTCTTTTTTAGATAACAAATCACCAATCAAATAGTAATCCATTGCTATAATATACGAATCAGATTCAATACCTAAAAATTTCGAATATTTTTTATTTCTTATCGACTCTGAACGAGATTTATATTTTGGTCCAGGTAGTCGCTTTATCGATGTTACATATAAAAAATCAGATAACAGTTTATCATTAAATTTAACTTCAAAAACATCACTCATTACTTGCTCCTACCTTTCATAATAATATTTTTAGTTCTATTAGTTTTTTGATTTTCTGCATAAACGATATCAGCAATTTCAACACCAACTAATTTTTTATCCATCATAATAACTGAACTCTTCTGAAGAATTTGTTCTAAATAGTTTAAAATACTATCAACTCTACTGTTAAGTTCTGTTAAATCAATTAAATTTTGATTGACAATAGTTTGTTTTCCATGATTCGAATTAACACGTTCCAAATCTTTAACTAAAGTAGAATTCTTAGGAACTCCGACACCTTGAGCGTATCGAGGTACTCCCATTCTGTTCATGATTCTTTTAGTATCACTAGCTTTGATTACTTTAGTTCCAATTGGAGCATTAGGTATATAAACATCTCTACCTTTAGGGATAAATGCGGCTTTTCCTGGGAATTTAACTATCTCTTCATAAAGAGAACCCTTTTGGTCGTTTACAATCATGTCACCACCAGGATGATAATTTGTTCCTCTAAACGTTGGAATTGCTGTGTGACCTGTTCTACGACCTCTATACTCAACATCAATAACTACATTTTTACTGTAAACCTGAGCAATCGCATTCTTTGCTGCTTCTACTTCTCCGTAATTTGCTGTAGCATGTAAATGTTTAGCTCCGATTTTCTGCTCATTGTAATCAATAATTTTTCTTTGAGCGGCACTCACATTATTTACAGCATTTGTATTGTTAGCTAACAATATTTTTAAATCTTCTGGTAAAGCATTGTAGATGTCTAACGCTTGTTTTGTCTGCTCAACTGTTAGTTTAGCTGGATTGTCAGCAAGTAAAGTCTTTAATTCTGGTGGTAGTGAATTCCATTGATTTAATTTATCTGCTGATTCCATCATTTTATAAATAGCATCCGCATTTTCCACACCTAAAAGTTTTCTGTCAGCATTAAATGCATTCCACATACCCAACTCATTTATTGTGTCAAATAATTTAATCTTAGCTTCATCGTTATTTAGCAACAGACGTTTATCTTCTAAAGATAAAAATTGCCACTTATCAACTTCTCCCATCGCAATAGCTATCTCTTCTTTAGCGTTTGTGGTTAAGTCTGCATTCTTAGCAAGAAACTCTAACTGATTCCAACCATTCTCTGTTTGAGCTATCTCAACTAAAGTATCAGCCATATTGGTTTTAACTTCACCAGTTTTAGGGTCAAACGCTAGTTCATTCCAAGCTATGTCCGCTTCACTCATACCTTTAGCAAACATATCTAAGTTAGTTCCTGTTTTCTCTATACTGCTATTTACAAGAGCATTGACTTCATCTACTGTCCAACCATATTGCTCCCAAACTGTAGCCATACTTTCTATTGAATGACCTTGTTCTAATCTTAGTTTAGCAAGTCCTAGAACCATGGATTCGGTACTATTTTTGTGTTCCGTATCTAATTCTTTTAAAAGAGATATCTGCCTTTGGGTACCTTTTTCAGTACCTTCTAAAATAGCTTCTTGACTTTTTTTATAAGATTCTTGTTCTTTATTTAAAGCTTTGCTAACATTATTAGCCCTTGTTTCGAGTTCTTTATAACTGAATTTAGTTAAATCTTTTTGGTAGGCTGATTCAATAGCAATTATTTCGCCTTTTGTAAATCCAGCTAACTCTAATTGTTTAGCAGATAATTGTTTGTAATTTGCTTCAATGTATTGGCGTTCTTGATCAGAAATATCTCTAGTATTTTTACTTGCATTACTCAAAATAGTATTAATCTTATTAACCCTGTCTTGAGCTTGGTGAACTAATTGTTCACCATATTTTTTGTCGTTTTCTGCTTGTTGTTTCAGACTATCTTTTATAGGACCATCTTTCAGTTTTTCAGCATTTTTAGTTTGACGTTCATACTCTTTATCAATCGTTTTCTGGATAGACTCCACTATGTCTTGATTAGCTTGAATAGCCTTATCGGCTGAAGTTTTCACACCATCAGCATACTCATTGATATAACTTGTAGCTTTTTCTCTCAATTCGTAAGATTTCTCAATCACTTTATCTTGCTCTTTAGTTACTTCCGTACCCCACTTAGCACCTGCCAATTGATGATTGTCATAAGCTTTTTTACCTAGGTATAAAGCAGTGCCGACTGCAGCTATAGAGGCAACAGCTATTGTTGCTGGTCCAGCCAACGCTACCAATGATGTTCCTAACCCAGCTACTCCGCCAGTTCCTGCGGTGCCAGCTGCAACAGTTGCTGATTTACCAAATAAACTTAGTTTAGTAGCTCCGCCACCTAAAACAGTTGCTAAAGTTTCAGCGTTAACCGTTCCTTTAACTAATTGTTCTGATAATTCTGCAATAGCTTTTTTCTTAACCGACTTAGCTTTTAAATCAACAAAAGCTTTTCCTAAACCACCTATATTTTGTGACAATTTACCTGTAATTGAAAGTAAAGGGCCTGCAGCAGCAGCACCTCCAACTAACCCTACAATCATTCTTTGTGTCTTAGGATCTAACTCACTAAATTTGGTTGCTAAGTCTCCAAGTCCTTTTATTAAAGGTTTACTAGATTCTAAACCATCTCTTAACGCATCAACAAAAGGACCTCCTAAGTCAATAGCTGCATCTACTGCTTCATTTTTAAGCATCTTCAATTTGGATTCTGTTGTTTCGTATCTCTTACCAGCTTCTTCTGCTAGTGCGGTGTTTTCTTTAAAAGCACTGTTACCCATTTTTACCGCATCTGAGAACACACCACTTGCATTTGCAGCTCTTAATAGAGAGTCTCTTAAACGAACTTCAGTAATATCCATATCATCTAAAACAGCAATTGCAGATTTACCTTGAGATTCAGCATTAGCCAAACCATCAACAAATTTCATAATCGCTTTTGAAGGATCTTGTTTAAATAAATTACCAAATTCAGCATTAGTCATACTAGCTACTTCTGCAAAATTTTGTAATGAAATAGCAGATTTATCCGCTTCTTTGTACATTGAACTCAATTGTTTATTAGTCAATCCCATTTGACCAGCAGTAGCTTTTAAAGTGTTCCCGCCTTTTTGAACAGCATAGGACATTTGATCAAATGAAACACCACTTTGATTACCTAAATTAATTAACTCATCAAATGCTCCCATACCCTTTTCAGCAGCGAGTTGCATTTGAATCATCACTTTGGAGAAGGCACTTCCTCCAGCCTCAGCTTCAACTCCAACGGAACTTAATGCTGCAGCAAATCCTAAAATTTCACCTTCAGTCATTCCAATTTGAGAACCTGCCCCAGCCAAACGAAGTGACATCGCGGAAATTTCACCTTCAGTTGTGGCAAAATTATTTCCCAAATCAACTAATGCTGAACCTAAGTTACTAAATTTGTCTTGTGACATTCCAGTAATATTAGCAAATCTAGCCAGCTCAGTCGCTGCAGTTTCGGCACTCATGCTTGTTGATTCGCCTAAATCAATCATTGTCTTAGTGAATGACACTACGTTAGGTGTCTCAATTCCTAATTGTCCAGCGGCTTCTGCAACAGCAGCAATTTCTTTATGACTTGAAGGGAGTTCTTTAGAAAGACCTCTTAGTCCATTTTCTAAATCTTTGTATGAGTAAGTGACACGTCCGTTTGAGTCAACAACTTCATCAACAGTTTTCTTAACTCCGGCAAATGCCGACTCCCAAGATACCGCAGCCGTAGTAACAGCTGCAGCTCCTGAAACTAATGGTAATGTAATACCTTTAGTTAATTTGCCACCGTAGTTTTCCATAGTTTGACCATTTTTAATGAGAGAATCACTAGCCTTGTTAATTGCTCCAGTAAAACCTTGACTCTTTACTTGAAGTTCAGCTGTCTTCCCAGCTGTTCTAATCAATTCATTTTGAGCTTCTTTTAACATTAAAGACAATTCTTTTGTTGCTTCTGTTGCTTTACCATTAACGAATGACTGATCATAGGTTTCTTTCAACGCCGCAACATGTGTTTTTTGCTCGGCCATTATCCTTGTTAAGCCTTCATAATTTGCACCCATTACTTTTTGTTGATTACCTAGTAAACTTGCTGATTCCATATTAAGTTGCATTTCTCTAGTCAAATGGTTAATATTCTCTTTTGCTTTTTCAGATTTCTCTGAATACATCATCATAGATTTTTCAACATTAGAAAGTTGTTGCTTG